CAGATTGACCTCGCCAACGAATATGGGAGCATGGTGGCTAAACTTGGAAAACGAGCGCAACTCGGCTACAGTTCCGGCGCAGCTGGACACCTTGTGGAGCGCAAGGCTGTTGGCGCTCGTCAAGAGATTACACGCTGGTGCATCGGTGAAGCATCAATCACCCCAACACCATGCGAACCACTCAACACCGTCAAGTCGATGATGGACACAGCTGCGTGCAAGCCCATCAAAGAGATGATGGATGGTGATGAAGAGGATGATGGCGAGGAAGTAAACCCAATGGAAGAGGAAGCACCAGTGATTGGTGATGAATCCTCGCCGGATGCGTTTGCTTCCAGTGTTTATGGTGGCATGCAAGCGAACATGGTCCACGAGGGATTCGAGTTCCTGTGGGCAAAGCTTTGTGATGGCATGCTTCAAGTGTACGTGGATGGTTTGCCAAAGGAATACCTGCTTGCGCTGGTCGATGGATTTGCGCAAAGGGGTAGGAACCTTGTATCAACTATTGACGCAGTGGCATCGGCTGAAGTCAAGTCCATCGAGGCAAAGACTCAACGACCACAGACAGTGCGTGATTTGGAACGTCGGCTGAGGGATTCGCTGATGTTGACTCGGAGCGAGTCGGTGAGACTTGCAAAGAGCGTGTGGGAAAGTTTGCGGGATGCAACCACTGAACCCAACGTAAAAGAATACACGACTGACGTCGAGCTGGAAAAAGCGAGAATCCTCGCACAGATCATGATGATGGAGATTGAAAGTGAAGATTGAATCCCTTAAGCAGCGTCAAGCCGACAGCATCGCTGCACTCAAAGAACTGCTGACGCTTGATGCGCCAGACATGACCGAAGTCAACCGTTTGAATGACGAAGTGAAGTCCATCACGGACCGCCTCAACATTGCTCGTTCCGTTGCTCAGTTCCAGCCAGAACCTGAAGATGAGTTCAACACTGAACCACAGGTCAAGGCATGGGAGCGTCAGGCAATCGGTGCTGGTCCAGACCTCCGTGCGTTTGCTGGCCGTGACAACAACGAAAAGGCATACAACGCCTATGCATTCGGACAGTGGATGCGTGCAACTGCACTCAAATCTGCTTCCGCTCGCAAGTGGTGCCAAGACCACGGTGTGCTCAAAGCTCAAGATATCAAAGCGATGAACGAAGGCTCTGGCTCCGCTGGTGGTTACGCTGTTCCAACAATCATCTCGGACCAGTTTGTGTACCTCCGTGAGCAAGCATCCATCATGCGTCAGGACGCTCGCAAGTACACGATGTCATCGAACGCATTGAACGTTCCTGTCATCTCTGGTTCCGTCACAGCTGTGTGGGGCGCTGAGAATACTGCAATCACTGCAAGTGACCTGACGGTTGCTTCCGTTGCACTCTCTGCTAAGAAACTGACCGCACTGTCCATCATGTCCAGCGAACTTAATGAGGACGCTGTCGTGAACTTTGCAAGCATTCTTGCAATGGACATGGCCAATAAACTCGGCCACGAAGAAGACCGCGTTTGTTTCAACGGAACCGGTATTTCTGGTGACGGTGGTATCACTGGTTTGTGCCAGTACATCTTTGGTCTCTCTGCAACGAAGGCGAACATCGCATCGCTCGTGACGGCTCCATCGTTTACTGCAACAACTTCAAACTTGACGCTTGCAATCTGGCAGTCACTGGTTGCGAAACTTCCTGTTTATGCACAAGCGAACGCAAAGTTCTACATGCACAAGCAGATTTTCTTCAACTACGTTGCAGACAAGCTCATCTCGCTTAGTGGTAACAACTACAGTGCATTGGCAATGGGCGCTGGACTCCAGCCGACGCTGTTCGGTTACCCTGTCCAGTTTGTTCAGGATATGCCATCGGCACTCACCACTGCATCGACCAGCGTCCCGATTGCAGTGCTTGCTGACCTCAGCAAGGCTGTTGCTTTTGGTGACCGTCGTGAGCTGTCGATTGCTACCAGCACCGAGCGCTACTTTGACCAGGACAGCATCGCTGTTCGTGCCATCGAGCGTGTTGGATTCTCGGGTGCAACTGACCCGGGCAACGTCAACGCTACTGTCGCATCGCAGGTTCCTGGTTCCGCAATCGTTCTGGTTACCAACGCCACCACAGCGTAGTATTCAGACTACAACCACGAAGGGGCAGGGGCTTATGCCCTTGCCCTTTTTCTTTTGGAGAATCTCATGGCTCTCACTCGCACACAGTGTCTGGACAGACTGGCATGGATGACTGCATCCGACCAATACCCAACACTAGACTCGACTGCACTTCAGCAACTCATCGATGATGCCCTACGGTTCACCACATGGACCGCCACGACTGCATACAACGTCGGGGACATGATTGTGCCACCAACGCCTAATGGGCGTGTGTATCGCTGTGTCATTGCTGGCACGTCAGGAACCGACACAACCATCTGGCCTATCTATGCAACCAAACCGGGCTATACACTTTATGACGGCTCCGGCAATCCCGGATTGACGTGGCAGGACTTTGGACCAGCGCACACGGAACCATACGATCTGTATCTCGCAGTGCGGAATGGATGGCTCCGCAAAGCAGCTGCATGTGCGAATCAGATTGCCATCGAGGACGGCAACGTCAAGGCAGACATGGAGAAACTCCAGGCGCACTGCCTATCGCAAGCACAGCGGTTTCAACCGCTTGGAATCATCTGATGGCGATACCAGCAAAGTTGCTCCAGGACATCAAAGCGGGATTGTCCAACTACACGTATACGCAACCAGTGACCCTGTGGCGAAACATCCCACAGCGTGACGGTATCGGTGGTATCACCATGACGTGGACAAAGGTGGCCGACATAAAAGGCATCCTCAAGAACGAATCGAACAGCGAGCAGATTATCAGCGAAGCCATCACACAGCATTGTTCGTGGTCTTTGGTCTGCCCTGCTGACTTTGAAGTGCGACAAGATGACAGAATCTACGTCGGGACTGACACTCCATATATGCTTGGAATGTACTTTGAAGTGGCTGCAAGTGACTATGGCAAAACAGATGCAATCGTCCAGAATGTTGACCTGATACAACACCAAACTGGTGCATAAAACATGACCATCACGTCACAATACATAGCAGGTGGTTTTGGAATGAAGATATCTGTTGAATGGATTAGTGTTGTGATGGTCATACTGGTGCCGATGATTTCAGGCATCGTTGCACAGCTGAGACTGTTGTGGAGTGTGGCTGAAAAAGTTGATGGTGTGACCTCGAACTATCGCAATGTAATGGCAGAGATCGAGCAGATAAAACGTCGGTTGGAAGAGCTTGAAGAGGAACTAAGACGATGAGAAAGATTCATTGGGGCAAATTTGGAGCAGTGGTTACAGCATCTTTTATCCCTGCATTTTGGGCTGTGGTTGCTGATTCCCTGAACAGTGGGCATGTCAGTACCGATACTTTAGTAAAGGCCAGTGTGGCCGGCGTCAGCAGTTCTGTTGTGGCAACAGGAGCTCTTTTGATGAACGCTTATAAAGTACCAGTTGAATGACAAAAACAATTACTTTGCTGAATGTGGAACAGGGCATCGATGGCATGACAGTGACATTCGATGACAAATCGTACACAAACCGTGACAATGATGAGTTCATCGCATACGCGCAAGAGCAGCTTGAGCAATGCACAAACGCCTTGCTTCGGTCTTTGCTCTTGTTTGATTGGGTGTCTACTGGTGTGGTTGGAAAGTCTGCCACACTTGATTCTGAGCAGGCACAGGGGCTGTGGGTGGTGAAGAATGGCTGAACTTACATATCATTATCCAGAATCATTGCCGTTGCCAACGTCAACAACTTTTACAAACACTACACTACAAGCTGTAGGTGATTATTATTCTGTTATCAGGCAGGCTGAGGAGGATGCAATCATCACAAAAGTTAGTGGTTATTGTGATGTGATTACTGGCACGGTTGGCACAATGCGTGTTGGCATACAAACAATCAACACAGCATTCAGTACAACTGTTACTTTTACAGCTGCATCGACGTCATGTAATGGCACATTCTCTGGTGGTACGGCGTTGGTGGTTGGAACTCCAGTGGTTTTTAGCAACGCTGGTGGTGCACTCCCTACAGCCATCACTGCTGGCACAACTTACTACGTCGTATCAACATCAAGCACCATCGTCACGGTTGCCGCCACTTACGGTGGTGCAGCAATTACATTTGCTACCGCTGGTACTGGCACACACACTCTGTCAACTCTATCAGGCATACCATCAGGGACGTGGACAGCATACGTTGACCTTGTTGTTGGTACATCGGGTAGTGGGTCATTTACAAACTTTTCAACTTGGAACGTGACTTTAACCACTGGCAATGTATCAACAACTAACGTTACACGTGGTCAAGTTTATGCCATTGTTATGCAAGCGCAAAGTGGTACGTGGAGCGGTGCTGCAAGTTTTAAAACTTGGATGGATGTTGCTCAAGTAGGTAGTATGACAACTGTAATTCCATATACTTATGGGATTGCCAATGGCGTCACACAAGCAAAATCAACAAGTGCGGGCATACACATTCTGTCAGCAGGTTCCACAACAAAGTGGTATGGCTTGACTTTTACCGCTGGCAATATCGGCAGTTTTAATAGCACTGCATCTCCAAATGAATATGGAAACAGTTTTACATTACCTGCTGGTAGTTGCACATCATTTAAAGTGGCTGGCATACAAATACCAATTACACAAACTAACAATGCAACGACAACATATAACTTGACTTTGTATGATGCGGCCAACACCGTATTGCAACAAACTTCATTTAATAACAAGGATACTTTTACTACAGTAGTGATTTCACTTCGGCCATACCTTTTCACTGGCACACTGGCTACATTGACCCCAGGGACACAATATAGGATTGCCCTAAGTGCAACAAATGCGTCCGCAGGGTTTGGTGGTTTTTTTGGGTGCAACTTTGGTTTTAATCAACAAACCGCATTGGTTGGCACAGGTGGTAGCTATTTTCAAACTACACGCACTGGCGCTGGCGCGTGGACAGATACAAC